GCCGTGAACAAAGAATACTTTTCTATTGCCAATTTTCTCTGTATCCTTTATCATATCATACAGGATTCTACCATGTTTGTCAACCATTTGATATAAAACCAAAGTGTTTTTTTCTAAGCTAACCGCAAGATTTTTAATGAATTTATTTCGAGGTTCATGTGATATGAGGTAACCAATTTCTTCAGCATAAGTCATGTCTTTGACCATTTTGGATTCTTCATCTGTATGTTTAAGCACTAAACATTTAATTTCAAATTGAGAAACCATTTGTTGGTGAATTAATTCATTTGTGGAAATAACTTTTTTAACAGGACCAAATAAACCTTCCAATACAAGTTTATGTGTTTTGGTGCCGTCTAAAGTACCAGTAAGTCCTACACGGTATTTGGCATTGATACAATTGGTAAGAATTGTAGTAAGTGATTGTGCTTTAAAATTATGTGCTTCATCACCTATTACATAATCAAACTGTTCAAAATATTCTTTTGGCATTTTATAAAGAGATTGCCAAGTGGATATTGTCAACGGTTTGTCTGTGGTTTTTTCTTTACCCTGGTAAATACGGTGAACATGCATGTAGGTTTTGAATGTATCTTCGCTTGAATAATCAGAAAAGTCAGAGTATAATTGTTCAACTAGTGATGTGGTTGGAACAATAATGAGACCTTTTAAATTTTGGTAATCCAATAATTGACGGAAGATTAGATAGATGATGAGGGATTTGCCAGAAGCAGTTGGTGATATTAGTAACGCTCGGCGCTTTTGCATAGCGTGAATGTATGCATTAATTTGGTGTTCTCGTACCTCGATAGATTCACCACGAGAATGTACATCTAATTGTTCAATAAATTTTTTGGCATGATATGCTGAATATTCATCTTCAAGGTTTAATTCGTTTTGATATTCAAAAGTATAATTTCTTGATTCACAAAACTGTTCGATGTACGGTAATAATCCGGCATAGATTTGTGATGTTTGTAAATTATACAAACGCACCTTCCCATCCCAAATTTTGTTTCGGTAAGCAGGAACAAACTGATATCCTGGAACATAAAATTGGAAGTATTCCGATATTTCTTTTGATATATGTTTTTCACAATCAACTTTTACATACACTTCGTTGACTTTTTTAATAACCAAATCATTCATTAATAATTTTTGCTTTCCAACCTTTATGTTCTTTTCTTTGTCCTAAAGCCACACATCTTAAATTGGAAGGATTTAATCCTCTATCTAAACACCAATTTTTCCAACCACCGGAAACTTTATATTTTTCTCCTGTGGGAGATTCAACTTCATATATTGTTTTACCCCACAAAGGATGTTTTTCTGGTCCATTTGTTTTATACCATTCTTTTTTTACTTTACTAATATGTTTTTTGGTTTCTTCAGAATGTGGAACTCTGTGTAGGCCTTTTTTACGAATTTCTACCATTCTTTTTTGATGTGCAATTTCTTTTTCTGTCGGGCCTTGTTCTTTCAATCTTTTGATGAAGGCTTCATTACCAAGTCTGGTACCTTTTCTTGACCATTTCACAAAATCATTTTCGTGAATCTTAGCGTGAGCTTCTGGTGTTAATAACAATAAATTTGAAGGATGGTTGTTATCTCTATTACCATCAATGTGGTGAACATCCATACCAGTCATCTGTTGTTTTGTGTAACCGTTGTGTTCTTGACAAACTTTTCTATAATTTATTTTTACTTTTTTTGCCATAATATTCTCCGTTTTATTTTATTTATATAAAACGAATATTTAACATTTTATGTTAAAATCACTGGCCGCCAATGAATCTTTCCCAATCAATAAATGATTTAAGTTCCCAATGACGATTCTTGAGTTCACCCATAATTGATTCTAATACTGAAACCGTTTCTTCATGATATACTTTCTTTTCCAACATTTTGATTAAATCATCATCGCCTTCTAAGTAGGCATTGATATCAGACTTTAATACAAATTGAAAAGGTTGCCATCCACGAGAATCCAATTCTTCTTGGTCCATACGACCACTATAATATTCAATCTTTACCTTACGCATACGGAGATAATCAAAATGTGCCTTTTTGGCCGCAATCTTGTGTTTGGTAAGAATAGTGAGATACTTATTGTGGTATTTTGGAATCTTCAGTAGTTCTTTGCCAGGTTCAGTCTGGTCAATGTCCGAATCGTTTTCCCAATACTTTAATACTTGTTCTAGATTTTCCATAATATTTTCAATAGTTTAACATGCTTTTCTACATGTTAACATACACCATGTTAAATGTCAAGCCTTTTCAAAATCAAAGTAATCAAACGTAAAAACGGCATCAGCGGTAATAATATCATCGGCCGATTGAGTGGTATCAAATATAATATCCGACAATGTAATAGGAAAACAATTATAAAATTTTACACGAAGAATAGGGTTATTTAATGCAGAAAGTATTGTTAAAGTGGCATCAGAATAAGCAGTCAAACTAGAATTTGAACCTTTATTGGCGTTCTGTAGTGCTGTTAACCTATTCCTCTCGTCAAAACCCGTTGGTGCTGCGATGGAACGGAACCAAGCGTGTAATTGTTGCCAGCTGTTCAACGACTCATCCACGGTAAAATGAATAGAAAATGGATTGTAAATCATCTTTCTATCAGGAATGAAAACATCCAACATTGGAGTTTGGAAAGATGCTTGTCCTAGGTTAACACCAGGAATGTTAACCGATTGACAAAAATATTGAACATCACCTATTCGGTCAAAAGTTAATAGAAACTTTGACGGTTGTAGGTAATTGGTATTTTGTGGAAGTCTATTAAGTGCAGTCATATATCTATTTAGGTCTCTAATTTAACGCAAGTCCAGCCTTTAACTCTGTTTCTGCTCATGTTTCCTTGGTCCAATTTATTATCTCTACAAAACTGGTTTAAATTTTTAATTTTAAACTGATTGCCTTGTGGATTAGTAATTAAATATTCTTTGGATAATGCTTTAGCAACTGCCTTTTTTTGAGATTCTGGTTGTTTAAATCCTATGCGGCTGAGTCTAAGTTTTTCTGGATCATATTTTCCTTGTTTCCATCGTTCTTTTTGTTTTATACTACATTTTTGTTTATGTTCTTCTGACAGTTTTCTTCCAATTTGCCAAGCAGACATTTTTTTCTTGGTTTCTTCAGATTTTGGTTTGGAGTTAGCAACGCTTTGTATTTGCCTTATTAATTCTTCTTTTCCTATCCTACCAGATAAACCTTGCCAAGCGTAATAATCCTCCCATCGACCATGTTGTTCGTATAATAATCGATGTGCTTCTGCGTGTTCTTCTACCGTTAATTCTATTAAATTGGATGGATCATCAGTCCCGCCTGCGTGCTTTGGTATTATATGGTGTTTATGTTTCATAATTATATTTAGTAAAGAATTATATGTATTTATACATAAAAAAACAGGAACCGAAGTTCCTGTTTTAATATTCCTCTTTACGGGAATTTCTTCAATAAAATCAAAGACATATCACATGAGGTTTTTAACTCCAAAAATCCTGTAGTACACATTGCTACGAGCATTGATAGTACCGTTAGAAGGATTCAAACCGTTAGCAAATGGGTTTGCGACCATTCCGTAACGTGTTTTGAAACCAATCTTAGGTTGGAATGTGAACTGATCTACTGCACGAACCATTTGCAATGGAACGTATGGGCAATAGAACAAACCAGCATCGTATGGGCTAGAACCTTTGTAGCCTACAGTTACCAACTCTTGGTTAGCTGTGTAGCCACCAAAGTATGGGTCAATGTAAACCTTGATACGGCCATGTAACAAACCAGCAAATGTATTGCCTGTGTCATCTACTTGCAAGTCAGCTTGGAGAGCAGGTGTGTAAGAAAGAACACCAGCCATTGCCATTGCTGAAGCAACGTCAGAAGAAACGATCAATACGTTACCTTTACCTCTACGAGTCTGCTTGGCAATAACGTTAGCGTCACGTTCAATTTGGAAAATCAAACCTTTGAAACGCTCAACTGACCAACGACCGTTAGAGTCGGTATCTAAGTCGAAATAACCAGAAGTTGTTGTACCATACTGAGCACCCAAAACAGCGGTAGAGTAGATTGTACGAATAACTTCACGGTTGATTTCAGCAAGGATCTCTGTAGACAGAATGTTTGACAATTCT